GTGAGCGGCCCAAATTCAGTCATGTAGTCACGCGAGGAATTGTCAACCTCAAAAGAACACTACAAGTCTAAAATATACAATTTCGGACATACGCTATAGAAATTTGCGACCCAAAGTAAAAATCCAAAACCCAGGCAAGATGCGAACATCTTACTAGGGTTCTGTATATAAAACCTTTGAGCTACAAATAGCACAACGTAAGATGCATAAACATCTCATCCAGGAAATGAATTAGGCAATTCATTACCCCTGCTCAGCCGCCGAGCAGTATCCTGATTTTCACCCCGTGTGAAAACCTCTTACGACGTTTAAAGACCGTCGTCTTACCCCCATATATGTAAACATAAAATATAATATATAAGAATGTAACCCTTGACAGTTATGATCGAACCCAAAAGATCTAAACTGGAAAAACTGGTGGATCGTATTCTGCCGAAGGGTTGTCGTACACGTAGTAGACTGGCGCTCCCACGAAGAGTCCTAATTGAAAATCTTCTGCTGTGGAAATGTATTTGTCAATTCGCATACTAATTGGGTTATCTGCGGCCTGAAACTCTGTAGTGAGTTCATGCCCCATCTGCGGATTACCATTATAGTAATCAATATTCCTAGCTGGAACAAAACGTTGACCTGCCGTATAAAACGGAGTCTCGTATTCCAAGCAAGGGTTATTATGGACAGGTGTTAATGCGGTTCCACCCAAAGAACCACGCAATGTCTCTAACATTTGAATCCTCCTATCAGCTGGTTTGTCGCTATCCAACTGACGAGCATTCATGGAATTTGTTATTCCCGACAGATCATGTCTGCCAACACCAAACGAACTAGATTGTCGGCCGGAGTGTTTGCCACTAAGAATGGCCTTGTGTCGAAGGCCACCACGCCGAAATGCGAATGCCGGCGTGAGATAATTTAGCAAAGTAGTATTGCAAAAATTATATGGTTTGGGTCCTGTGGTCGAGGATCCTGTATTTCCACCATTCGGGTCCCACCCCCTATAGTATGGAAAATCTGTCAAATCAACAGAAACCATTCTGGTTCCAGAACCAACATCACCCGGCCAATAGGACGAATGATAATGGTATCGCCGAAGTAATTCTCTGAAACTAACTATACGTTCACCTTGGTAAACTAAGTATTGGTTATCTTCTTTGATCACGTCTGAGCTAGTCCCAAAAGCTTCAATTTCATTAGAACAAGTTGGAGCGTTGGACTCATCAGCAGATGTTGCCAAGGCGTCGGGTGCTTCCTCTGATTGTGCGACGTATGGCGCTATATCACTTTGTTTCTGAAAATATGAAACTCTCTTAAGACCATCTACAGTGGGCACTGCGAAAGCAATATCCTTTCCACCGCTTACCCACACCTGCACCTTAACTGCAGCAGCGGTAGTACTTGGAGTGGCCAATTCATTGACCACATAAACACTAAGACTACCATTGTCATAGGAAGTACCTGCTGAAATGTTCGCAGCAGTACTAAAAGTAGAAAGAACAGATGGAAATTCCGCTCCAGCTGTAATGTTCCAAGCACGAATATCAGCCCATTTGACTTCATACTCGAAATCCCTGTCTTCAGAGATATCGATAGTAGTAGAATAAACTTGATTATATGCTACAGCACCAGCGTTGTTAGATCGTGGATTGTAAACAATTCTCAAACGACCACGGTGATACTCAGAACAAACAACATTGAAACGAAATTTGATTGATCCTTGCCAAGCATTAAAAGGTTGCGCAGCAAAGGATAAGGCTGTGGGATGTATCTCAACAGTTGGGGAGGCTGGGAGTAACCTAGCCAATGATGGAGTTACCAGCATTGAAGCCAGTAAAGTGTCTGCAGTTGCTGACTCTTCCCAATCAAATTGTTGCCAAAATGATGGGCGTTGAGCAATAGCGGAAATTGCCAATTCATCCTCACCACCAAGTCCCATAACCCTTGTATCAATAGTAAGCTCATTCTTTGAATCAGCAGATAACTTAACGAGAGGTTCAGACGTGTCAGTGTTAGACAAGTTGCCCATATAACGAGGAACGTATGGCTTAGTATCCCCAAGAACTTGTGGACGTGAGTAACCAAACACTTTCGCAACTTGACCAATTTTAGTAGCCACCATGGAAGTGGCTTTAGCATAGGGTGCTATCATTGGAATCATGGACAAAGCATTAGCCGCATTTGCGATTGCAGACGCAGGCTTGCTTACAAGACCATCTTTAACGAATTCATCGTTGGATCGAGTATTATCCATCGTTTTTGAAGGTCCCCTTTTCTTATTGTAGCTGGCTGCCTGTTCTACATACACAGGAAAACCGTGTGCATCTAAACGATAATCGGCTTCACCAGCTTGTGCGACGCCCTGTTGCAACCCATCAACTAAAACAGTTGTGGGAACTGAAAGGACGACGTCTTCAGCCCAGACAAATACATTCACCGAAATTGGATCACTTCCACCATTCGCATGATGTAAAATGTCAAAATCGTGAATAGTTACCCTGCCCATCTTGGAATGCCAATTGTTGGCAGTAATGTCTAGAAAATTCTCTGGCCACAAAAAGGGCAAGAGCATTTCCCCACCTTGCGATGTGGTGGGATCGAGCATGAAATGAGGCTTCTGAGATGCACCCACAAGGTCTTGCTCGAAGTATCCCCTATTGAGGGTGACATTGTCATCAGTTAAGTAAGGATTGTAGGATACCAAAGCTCTACCATAGTAAAAAGAGTTACCATTAATCAAGATTTTCATCCTGAGGTTACATCTTAAATTACGGTACCTATTTATCTTCTCTAGAACATCAACATTAGTAAAAAACTCAGTCCACGGATTAAAAACTTCAAACAGTCTAGTACTTTCCGGAGTCCATTGAAACTCCTTAATCTTGATAGGACGACCAAGGAAGGAACCGAGTTCTGCATCGGCGAATCCTGAGAGTTTAGTTGTGTCATCTGGTGATGATGAAATGTCATAAGACCATGGTGTGTCTCCATCGACAAAATGTACATTTTGTGTAGATACCTGTTCAGATGCTTTAGAGACACTAAAAGCACCAAGAGGAGAACTATTTGAGTCAGTTCCAAGACTACTTGTATTATTATTAATTGGAGTAGGTAATATTTAATATATACAACACATCAGGACAGTACCCGCTGTTCCTGTGTGCGACAATGTTTTTTGGGCTGACGAAACCTCCGGTAAATACCGGTATCCTATGGGTAGGATGTCTATATGTACAAAGCTCCCATACAATATATAAACATGTAAATCATAAAATATGCAGTATCCATATATACACAGCTATTTTAAACTTATACTACGAATAGCTCCGGAGTGGTTAGATTTAACGCCTCTCCAAGGCGTTGGGACTTACTCTGCAAAATCCCACTCATCGCCTACAGTAGAAACAAATGCATCTTCATCTGCAACTTCATCAATTTCATCAGGCTGACGTCCAAGATATCTTATCTCGAAATGTTTAAGCCTGTCTTCATAAGATTCAGTTAGCATTTTGCAAGAATCAGACATTTTACACTTGAAAGCTACAACTTTCATTTGCTTTCTGCGCAATTCGTAAACTTCCTTACCGTGTTGCCACCACTCACGTAAGGCCCCATCAATGTTTCCAGCTGATTGATCTTCCAAGGACACAACCTTAGACTCAAGTACAGTATGGAGACACTTGAAGATAGATTCTTCAGCCAAAGCCCCATGAATCAAACCAGTATCCTCATTAAAAATATTCTCGCGCTTCAAAAAGTCAGCTTCGAGATCATTCATGTAGGGTGTCGGTTCAGATTCCTTATCGGGCATGGTAAAGATCATATCACGTTCTTTCAAGAACTTGGCATATGAAATGTGGTTAAACCAATCATAGCCTTCCTTTACAGAACCTTTCACATCATCACCATAGGTCATAATAGCACAAACTTCACGAAAAGGTTTTGGCTTACCTAAATGTGATGGCCAGAGGTGGAAATAAGCACATCTTAATTGCAAAGAATTGACAATACAATTAATGTAAACTGTCAAATTTTGTCCAGAAGGATTGGAACCCTTATGGATAATAATATCTCCATTGTAAGCTACGCAAGAATATGCAATCTCAGTTGCAATACCTCTCATAGTAGTGAGGTCATCCTTTGTGTATCTTCCACACTTTTCTGCAATTTCAATCAAAGCAGCAAAAGCAGCATTAATAAGTTGTGCAGGCATACGAAGATCATACTTACTATAATCTCCCGCCAAGATACGATCTACGCCATGTTTTTTCATATGATTTGCCAATTGATCCCATTCAGGACCTTGGGCATTTACGCCCACAGCACACTCAGAATCGAGTGGGAATAGGGATAAAATACGAGCAAGTGGTAGAAAGTATTTACGAACCATCATTTGTGTGGCCCAATCAGCAGCCTGAAAAACCCTAACCTTGTCTTTAGTCAACTTGGTGGGTTCATCCTTGACACAAGCTTTGAAAATAGAATAACATCTCTTGCCAGAAAGCAAAATTTGTTCCATATTTCTCATTTCTTCAACGATCATAGGATGAGCTTCAGCTGGGCATTGGAAATCCGGATAGTCCAACGGATCCAATAGTTCAATCATCTCTCTTTTAGGTCCAGAAAGTGGATAACCTTTTGAAGTACCTTTAGGCATAGCATCAATAAACCGCTTGCCATCTTTACCACAAAGTATTTCCATATCTGACAAAGGACTCAATTCAGAAAGAACCCACAGCTTGAACTTGTCGCGTTTAAACACATCAATAAGACCATCTACATAATCTTTGTAAGCTGCTTCAACGAGGCTGCCTTCAATCCCTGCACTAGGATTGGCTGAATAGGCCAAAGATGCTTGCCACATCCTGGTTCTATGAAACTTTGGAGGACCATGTTGATTCTCGACTCCAGTTACTTCAGCAACGGCATCTGAGATGGGTGTTTTACGCACTTTACTCTTAGTATGGGAAACTCTCCTACCATCTTGACCAAGATACTCGACATTACTGCCGATTGGCAAATAATTGACAGGGGATTTCTCATGAATATCCTGAGTAACCAATACTTGTTTTTCATAGCGAGTAGTGGGAAAATCACCGTTCACCGTGGAGGGAAAAGCACCTTTCCATTCCTTATGTGCTTTATCCCACACTTCCTGAATTTCCTTTTGGGTAACAGTCAAAGCTTTCCCTTTGGGTGAATCTGGAATACCACGTAAGTGGACACCTCCTATGCATTTACGTGCAAAATTGGCAACTACAACACCCATGCATAGACCTGTAAAAGTGTTGTAAGGTAACTCATAATCGTAACCTGCTCCTCCGGATTTAGAATCCTTAGTGTAAGTGATACGAATAGGATCTGATCTCAAGGAACCGTCACCATTCTTATACAAGAAATGGCCGGATCCAGAAGCTGTAATCTTATCAGGAAACAAGTGACGAATGTCAGCAAAGACACCTCCAGAAGCAATATTAACGAGGCACAAATCCTTCCCTGGGATGGGAATCATATAATTGGCACTCACAATAGCTTTGAAGGTAGAGTTTAATTCAGATGGATTTTTGCGAGTAATAAGTGCTTTCATATCCTTACGATTCTTGAACACGTGCAAAGGCATCATGAATATGTTGCCTCCAAGGGCAAGAACATCACATTTCTGTTGAAATCCGTTCTCAACGAAAACCCCGTGACATAGATTAGCTTCAATCTTATTTAAAACCTGTTCACACGTCATTGTGGCTGATTTATCAGTTACGTGAAGTTCTGCAGCAACAGCTGTTGCCCAAGGATTAATTTCAGCATCTCTCTTCTTAATGTCCTCGAGACTCTCGGGGACAAGAGCAGATTGCTGTAAGGCGACTGCAGTACGGAAAATACCAGTGAATTTGTAAATAACTCCAGCAATAGCACACATGCTAATAAAAGCTTTAGTCTTACTTTCTCTAATTGATCGGAAAACTTCAATAGTGGCGTCTTTACGCGACACCAATTCATTCATTCGATCATCTCTCCATCTTGCCAACAAACCAGCATACAAAAGCGCATGCGAACCCAAAAGGGCTCCTCCGCACATTAAAGTGTTGGTTCGTTCGGTTAAAGTACAAGCAGTCAAAGCAGATAACAAGGAAATCCCAACTTTCCGCCTAGCTGTCCTTTCAAAGGTAAGAAAACTGCGGGCATTACAAAACATATACGCCCCAGACACTAATCTATTGGTAAAAAACCAGGTTGGAAATCTGCCCAAGAAGTTAGAAAGACGGACTCCCATGGACTCAAATTGATCTTTAATAAAATCAAAAGATTCCTCTAAGGAAGCCTGTTGTTCATCGTTTTCGCCATCATTCTTACGGTCACATTCGTCGTCATGATCACAGGGGAGACATACTTCCGAATTGTCATCGTCTACATCTCCCACAATTTCTCTCAATTCACTACAAAGTTCGTCTAACTCAGCGATTGCTTCACATTCACAAAGATTATGAGCCAAATTGCAAGTTTCACAATATTTACGTGATGCCACAAGACCTTCGCCCTTCCTAATTAATCTACGTTGGTTTTCAAAATGTTGTTTACATTTAGTAGTTAAAAAACGGAGAGCCTGATCAATGGTTCTAGGTTTGTTATCCTTGACACCATCAATGTGACGTAAATGAGAGTTGTCCCCACCTTGTTTTTTCTCTAAAGGTGTGTAAATTTGTAAATCCCAAATATCATTCACTAATGAATCTCCCGGGAAAGTTTCAAGAGCTTTTGCGCTATCAAGACGACCGTCCCGAAGAGCGAATTCCTCTTTTACTTCTACTTCCAAATGTACATCGGCACGTCGAACAATTGAATATGGGCAAATAGACCCAACATTCGCATGTTTTGCCAAGGGAGCGTTTGAAGTAATTACAAATACGCGAGGTCTGATTTCAATCTTTCCTTTTTCATGAAGATCAGCCTTATTTGCGTAAGTAATCATATTATTGTTGATGTCAATAATGCGTTCAGTGGGCGCTTTATCCAAAAAATCAGATTTAGTATTACCAAGATCATCAAAGAAAATCCCAGTAGTGTGCCCCTTTAGTGAAGAATCAAACTTATCAGATTCCTTAATTATAGCAGTATTTTTCGCATTAGGATCAACACCTGAAGCCGCCAAACAATCGGCCATTACAACTTGGGCAATAGTAGTCTTACCACGACCAGAATCTCCCCAAACATAAACTGTAAAAGGAGCGAAACGCATGGAGCCATCAATTCGTTTGGCCTGATAGGCTGCACGATTTTTCCGAAGAACATCAATACGTTTTTCTAGATACCCTTGTTGCCAGGTACCTTTAGCAGATTTAAACAATCTCTCAGATAAAACTAGAGCCTCGTCCAACAACTGACTATATTCAATGTCATTAATTGTTCTTAGCTCTCCCTTGATTGTGACTTTTTTCTCATGAAGGTTAAAAACCATAGCGTGTTCATGCAATTCCAATAAAGGAAAATACAATTCATCTAAGGTCTTGCTGTCATCATTAGAAAAGAACAAGGGCCTAAAGGATCTCTGTTTGAAGCATTCATAACCGCCTTCGATAAAATAAACGACGGTGTCCAATACAGCACCAACTAAATCAATAGCTGTGCTATGCTTCGAAATAGTACCAACTCGAAAAAGATCAACACCCTGCACCGACCATTTAAGATTAGTGACAGAACACAATCCAATGGAAGCCGCAATTGAAATAAGTGCAGAAATCTTTCCGAACATAGGTGCATTACGGATAGCGTCCCAATTCTCACGGAGATCTGGAATTTTGCTTAACCATTCAGAACCAGTTGGCATTTTCTTCCCAAAAATCGCTGATTGCTGTTCGAAAATATTATATCCAAACAAATCCTTACACCACTTAACAGTGTCCTCTTGAGCTAAGATTTGCTCGCAAAGGCTGCCAGTTGTTAGAGCTCTCAATGATAAGACAATTTGAGCCGCAATTTGTGCAGGGGTTTCCAAAGCAGGTAGAGTAATAGCCAATGCACCAATAACCTCCAAAACTTCCATAAGTTTGGACGTATGGGCTTCAGCTTTCATCGACAAAAGTTTATCTTTAGCTAGATCAACGATACTAGCAGGATACAGCTTTTCGACTAGGGACTGATGAACGAAATCTACATGTGGTTGTGAAAGAGAATTTCTTTTAGGAACACTCTTTGGTACATTGTTTTGATTTCCGTTCTTCCTCATATTCTTCAAATATTCCTGTCTACGAGCTTGTTTGTTCTTAGTGAACTTTTTGTGACGAGCTTGTTTCGAATTAAAAATTTCAGATTGAGGAATGTAAGGACTATTACCTAGGGCAAGTGAGTCCTTAACCCAGAAGAAGTGTATGGGAACACCATCAACTGAGGTAATAGAAGAGTAAATTTTCTCCGTGGAGCTAACGTAAACCTCTTTATTATTATTTACGATACTATTATAACACGCAACAGAAGTTCCTTGGCTTGACATTTTCATAAAATTGAAAGCGACAAGCACAGAGGAACCAATTCGCGAGAGGCCCGCAAAATTGGTAAACCAATTGTGCTTCGACACACCAGCTTTGCTCTGCCACTCAATCAAGAGGACAGACTTACTTACGTACTTTGAACATGTATTATTCGCCGCAGGCGTAGGCGCTACACTAAGTACATCGGTTGGTAAGGCTTCAACTAAATAGCTGTCCAACAAGAATTCTCAAGTGAACTTGAGGGTTCATTACTCCCTCACTATAAGTTTCAGACAATACGCCGACTAATGAGTCTTGTCTAAGGGTTGGTCCCCTCATCATAAAGATGGGTAACCTAAGATCATCACAGGATCATAGCGTGATGATAAACTAGGCCTATTCTATTGTCAGCCGAATAAGCGTGGCTCATCACTCCGAAGAGTGGGGGTACAATATTGATACAGGTACTACCTCATTCAATAAGGTTCGTTAATTACGAAATTACATCTCACAGACATATATTTAAAACGCTTCTGTGTGTATGAGTTACTAGCGTTTATATTGGCCAAAAGGCCTGAACATATTCCGGGGTTCACCGGAATCGAAATGTTAAAGAACAACTACAACTAAGACTAATGCCATATAATCCAATTGCAATCCAAATCGGTTCATTTATTAGCTTGGCGTCCAAAAGGACAACGTAATCGCCAGCTACATCAAATCAATAAAGAAATGAATACGACTACAGATAGAAAACTTGGGTTCGATCATAAACTAAATCAGCAGAATTTTCAATATATTAAACAAGTATACGCTTAAAATACTTTTACTAACAATTCTTATAAAACTCAAATACAAATAAATAACTATAGGGGTGAAACCCCTAATAGACATGGTTGTTTATAAAGAGTCTCGAATACCTAATAAAAGTCATTTGATAGACTTGAGTAACAAATTGTTACTACTGATAAAAGTTCATTGATCTCCGCACGGGTGTGATACCCA